GCCCGGCCAAGAGCAGATGAAGAACCCCGACGCCGTCACCCACATGCGCATCCTCCGCCATGCCCGCGCCAAATATGGGACCGGCGAGGACTACTCCACGATGAACGACAATGGGGCCAGCGATAGCATGGAATTCCCGGAAATATCTGTGGACGACGATGGGTAGCGATGATATTGTATACACCAGTTGGAGACGACGAAATGAGTGAAGATGTAATGATTGGTCAAGCCGGAAAGTATAACGATCACGGCGAGTGGGAGGAGAACGGGGAAGCCGTACAATTCACTACTTGGTGGAACCGCATCAAGGGGCGGGATAAATTCCTCGTCCGGGATAAAGATGGCAAGGTGATTGGCAATATACTGGACAAGTACGATCCTTACACCCTCTACCCCGTGTTCTATGAGTACGCTGCCTTCCGCATGGTCGATTGCAGCTACGCCCAACTGTGGTCTACGATTAGGGTGTTGTCCAGTCGTTTGTCCTACCCCCATTATCCATTCTATAAGGCATGGTTGTTGTATTGGAAAGTGGCAATGGGTGCGTTGTACGGCGACAGGCACAACGGCCACCGTCTGGAGTTCGCTCGCAACTATTGCGATCTCCGCAACCGTCCGTTGATGGTTTTTATACGGACAATCGGCATACGATACGAGTTCCTGCGCAAGCGCGTCAGTACGAGGCTTGAGATGCGGCGGATATGGAATGTATACAATAAACAGAACAAGTTGAAGTTGAAGTTGAAAGGGTAATCTGATGCCCACGCTAATTTCCCCTCTCGATCAAGGATCGGCCTACACCTACTGCCCGATTTGCAGGCAAAACGGCAACGACCGCTCCCCGCTGCAACGCGAAGGCCACGTCATCAAGTGTTCCTTCAGTCACCAACTGACTGGTGCTGATCTGCAACGCTTCGGCGCCGACATGGTCAAAGCCGGGGAGGTGTTCCACGAGCAGCCAACGATCACCGACATCCGTTGGCCGATATTCGTGAATCCGGCGGTCAAAGCCAAACTCGAATCCAAGTTCGCGGGCCGTCTCATGATTACCTTGGCTACCTATCTCGCTGCGCTCTCGGACGACTCCATCGTCCTCATCACCGGGGAGCAGGCGGTCGAACTCCGCAAGTTAGGCGTGAGCAGCGGCAAGGATATGCTCGGGGTCGTTAAGCAGGCGAAGGAGACCGAGCGAGAGAGGGACGACGCTATACAGCAAATCGAGAAGTTCATGGCGATCATGAAGGCGGCACAGATTTAGCCGCCCTTGTACCATCATCGTTTGACCTCTTGCTCATCAGTGCTATAGTGGTTCTGAATGGCCTCCTCGCTGCTGATGCCGGACATGGGAATGGGAGAATCGACGACTGTCAGTCCACCGCCGTCTCCCGCTGGTCTGTCCGAGTCCAAGGCACACGCTCTCGAATCCGAGATCGTGCAGTGGACGGATAAATTATTCGACACCGCGACCCAGGATCGCGAGTACGAGCGCCACGTCCGGGAAACCTTCCGCGTCCTCGACTCCCTCGACGGCAAGATGTGGCCCTCCCAAGCCCGCCGCGGTCGCAACCGCTCCGTTCTCCCCAAGACCGAGCGCCTGTTCTGGGACGGCGTTGGCCTGCTCACCGACTTGGCCATCGACTTCCAGGTACGCCTCTGGAACCGCGAGGGCGACTTCAACGACATGGAGAAGATGCTCAACGACCTCGTGCTCCATTGGGTGATGCAGTCCTCCTATCCCGAGAAGCAGTACGATGTCATCCTCTACGGACTGCTGAACACGGGACCCGCCAAGATTCAGTGGAACTCCGAGTTGGCCGGCGGCATGGGCGACGTGGACATGGTGCCGATCGCGCCGTGGCAGTGGGCGACACTCGGCGCGGGCAACAATCCACAGGATGCCGAGTGCATCATATATTTTCCCGTAGTCACCAAGGAGCATCTCATCCGCAAGTTCGGTCCCACTGCCCGCCGAGTCCAGTGCGACTCCGATTACTCCGCAGGCGCGTTGCAGGGCCAGTTCCATCGGCCGAAAGGATTCTCGAAATCGCAGTGGGCGAACATGGCCCAGACGCTGAAGATTTCGCTCGGGATCAAGGCCGACACCAGCGCCGACGACTCGCCGTACCCAATGGCGCTGAAAAAAGAATTTTGGATGAACGACGACTCGACCAACGACGGTTCATCCACGGTGACTGTTGGTCCTGCAGACTCCAACGGTAATCCTCGCGTCAACTGGGCTTACCGTGTCGAGCCCGGCGAACGTCTCTATCCCCGCGGACGGGTCATCGTCACCGCCGGTGGCTGCGTCCTCGAAGACCAGCCCAATCCCTACTGGCACTCGAAGAAGCCCTTCCCCGTCTATCGCCCGCTGCGCGTGCCGTGGAAATCCAACGGCCAGTCCTCAATTCGTCCGTGGATGCAGATGAATATGATCATCAACCGCGTCCTCGCCGGTATGCAGGACTACCTGGACTCGGTCATCGAGCCTACTCTCGTCGGCCCCAAGGGCGCGATGCCCGCTGGCGACTGGGATGCGCTGGACCCCGGTGCCGCTGGTGGCAAGATCAAATACAACAACAACGCTCCCAAGCCACCCGAGTTCATGAAGAAGGCGGAGTTCCCGATTGCCGCCGCCAAGCAATTCGTTGACGACGTGAGCCGCGAACTGGACATGAACAGCGGATCATCCGCCATCCAGCAGGCGATGAGCAAGAAACAGGTTCCCGGATCGGACTCTCTCGACACTATTCTGAATTCCCGCTCGCTGCCGATCAGGGTGAAGTCTCGTGCGCTGGCTTCGTTCGCCGAAGAGGGCGGGGCCATGGTGATCTCGAACATGCTCCAGTTTTATACGGTCGGCCACCGCACCTCCATCCTCGGCAAGGAAGGATTCTCGGCGAGCGACTATCGTCCTGTGTACGGATCAGCAATTCCGTCGGGTATGCAGCCCGAGGAATTCGTAAGACGTTTCGGCGGCACCGTGCGCCGCGATACCATTCTTGAGAGCCAACGGGATTCCGAGAAGCAAGTGGCTCTGGCGTTGTCGAAGATGGGTAAACTATCCGATCAAAATCTGTTTAAGGTTTTGAAGCCCGGATTCAACTTTTTGGAAAATCAGAAACAATTGCTGCAGGAAGCGCGTTTGAAAATCTTGGTGGCCGCAGCCGCTGCCGCCGCGCAAGGCAAGGGCCAAGGGCAGCGCAAAAAGTAGCATTCTCCTCTACCATCTCCATCAGTTTTTCAACTGTTTTCTCGCCGCTGTGTGTTAACTCTTACGTTACACTCCCACGTCACTCGTTCGACAACCAAGTTATTCAGTGGTACTTCTGTCTCAGGAAGGTGACAGCACGACGGTTTCTAGCCGCGCTGAAACTTTCGAGTAGAGATCAAACACCATTCGACTTGAAAGGAGACCACCAATGGCCCGAAAGCGTGGACGTGGCAAGAAACGTCATGGCGGACGCAAGGGGAAGCGGTAGTATTCGCTTTACCTAAGTCACCGCACGAAATTCCTCGGCTAGGGGGCGATCATATCAATCCCTAGCCACTGATCAACCGAAATCCGATCCATAGTTCATCAGGAGTTCAACCGTGGCGAAGAACAAGGAAATTGCAACTGGCGGTAAGAAGAAATCCCGCGAGGAATCTTTCGGCGGCGCTCCCGGTCACATCAGCGTTGCGGGCGGCGATATGGCGCTGTTCGGCCACAAGATCAACAGTGGAGTATGGCCGGATGCACCAACCTCGGTAGACTCGAAGACCGGGTATCCGAAGGGATTCCAGAACAGCACCAAGAGCGTGAAGAAGTAGCTTGACCGATACCAATGCCTGACAAACCAAAATCCGGTTCCCCTCCCGCACCGAGTTTCTACTCGGCAGCGGCGGGCATGAAGCCCGGCGGTCCCGGCGGTGATGCCGCTGGTGGTCCGGGCGGCGCTGGCACTCCCGCTGGCCAGTCCGGCGAGAAAGTCAAGAACGTCAAAGTCCTGCTCGAAGTCTACGACAAGATGGAGAAGCAGGAGGAAGACCCCGAAGCCAAGGCCATGATTCAGCAGATGGCCGACTTGGCCAAGCAGTACATGACCAAGCTCGAAGGCGGCGCGGGAGCGAAGAAAGGCCCTGCCGGTATGCCCGCGACTGGCGAAGCGGGATCGGGCGGCGGCATGGGATCGACAACCGGCGCCGGTGGCGGCGCCCCTGACATGACCGGCGGTGTTGGCGCACCGGCGGCATAGCGAGACGAGACAGGAGAAATGGCGATGGCGAAATCGATTTTAGAACGGTTGCAGGCGATCTTGGATGCCGACACCAATACGAAACTGAAAGCGGCGGTCATGGCCCATCCCGAGTTGCTGGTGGACGATGCGTTCGCGGCCAACTTGATTGGGATTTACGAAGACGGCGCCGGCTCGGGGGATGGATCTGCGGCAACGACAACTGCGGATTCAGTAGCCGCAGCCTCCACGACCACCACGACTACCGCTACTCACACCGCGGCCCTGCCGAGTGCGGCCACGACCACATCTACTCCGGCGGCGACTACATCGACCACGACTTCGACCAACGATGGCAACGCGGCTATCCTTGCCGCTCTCACTGCTCTAAAGACCACGATGGACACCAAGCTCGCGAACGTGATCACCAAGGATCAGCTTCCATCTCTCGCTCAAGAGGTCGAGACCCGTTCTCTCCGCAAAGCCAATGAACTGGCTGTGATCCGCGAGACTCATCTGGCCGAGTTTGGAAAACCATTGGACTCGGCGGCATTCGAGAAGTTCGTCCTCGACGCTCAAGACCCGGATACCAAGCGGAATAAGTACGCGACCCTGACCGACGCTTTCAACGCGATGGTGGCCACTGATCGCGAGACCACCAAGGTCAACAAACTGGTCGCCGACCAGGTCAAGCAGAAATTGTCCGGCACGACAGTTCCCGGACAGACGACATCGACCTCCCTCTCCCCGGCACAGCAGGTAATGGCCAAAGCCAAGAAGGACGCGGCGGCCGAGGGCGGCAGCAGGTTGCAGAATTTGATTGCCAGAGCAGAGGCAATCGACAAGGCACGAGCGGATTCGGGGACAGTCAACTAACCGGCTGTCCAGTTGTATACAAATTGAGTTTCAGTTGTACTAGGAGAAACGGTCATGGCCCTGACTTACAGCGATGTATCGGCACTAACAACGAACTACATCTCCGATGAGTTCATTGACTCGTACTACAAGGTTTCGCCCGTCTTCGTCAAAGTCTGGAAGTCGGGAGCCATGGCCAAGCCATTCCCCGGCGGCATGCAAATCCAGGTGCCGTTCCAGTTTGCGCCGCTGAAGGCCGGGCCGTTCCCTCCGGGCGGAGTGTTCGACATCTCCTATGTCGAGACCCAGACGGCAATGACGTTCAACGTCAAGTACAGTTATGCAAATATCACCGTCCGCCGCACCGACTTCGCCCTCAACCGGGGAGCCGCCGCGGTGATGAACTTCCTGGAGCCCAAAGTGGTCAACGCCGAGCAGGCTCTCGCTCAGTCGCTCATCACCCAGTTCTTCGCCGACGGCCAAGGCACCGTGACCCCCTTGATCGCCCTCGACGGCATTCTCGCCGGCTACGACGACGGCGGAACCTATACCAGCTACGGCGGGATCACCCGTTCGGCGATCGGCGTCGGCGCCTCGACGGGCATCAACGGCTACGTGTATACGAACTCGACGACCAACTGGCCGTTCTCGCTGCAGCAGTTGCAGACGGCTTATGGTCAGGCGACGTTCGGCCCCGACCAGCCGAACCTGATCGCCACCACTCAGTCCATCTACAACTCGTTCTGGGCGAAGATGCTGCCCATGCAGCGGACAACCGCTACCGATCCCGAGTTGCAGTCGGCGGGATTCACGGCGTTCAAGTTCAACGGCATGAGCGTGGTTGTCGATCAGTATTGCCCGAGCGGATACATCTTCGGCATGAACACCGATTTTATTGATGCGTATGTTTCCGAAGATCCGACGTTCGCGTTCGGCTTCACCGGCTTCAAGGAGCTGCCGAACTCGCTCGACATGGCGGGTCAGACAGTTTTCGGCGGGAACATCGTGGTTACCGCCCCCCGGCTGGGATTCATCCTCGGTTACGTACAGTGAGTTAAGTGGTTTGTTTTCAACACTTTGAAAGGAAAGATGAACGATCACAGCAAAGTCGGAGAACAGGGAGTTTCGCTAGCGGTTGTCGAACTCCTTGAGCGCGGTTTGAGCCCATACCGTCCGGTGGTAGATGACCACGGAGTGGACTTGCTGCTCCTGAACGGTATCAGGATTCAAGTGAAGTCTGCTCATCTTTCCAAGTACAGATCGTGTGATCGGTCAAGAACATATCAGTTCTCCTGCTCCCAGAATGTGTACGGGACAGGAGGTAGGGCACGGGCTTTGACTTGGAAACGTAGAGTATTCGCCTCCTACTGTGACTTTTTGATTCTTGTTGGGCTTGACCAGCGCAGATTTTGGGTAGTTCCTGCGGCCTTTGTCGATGCCTACGGAGACATGAATTTGACAATGTCCGAGAGGGATGATCCGGCGGAACTGCTGCGTATCAATGAACTGGTGGAGCAGGGCAAGGAGTTGACGGAGATAGCCAATGAATTGGGCTGTTCCGTAACCACTGTATGGAAGCGCCGGAAGGGCATTCGTGCT